TACGTATGCTAACACTAACTTAGATACTAAAGCTAATGTCAGCGCTACTTACTTTTTAGCGTTATCTAACGATTTTGTAACTTACACACATTTAAACGCTAATATTGACGTTGTACAAGACAATGTCTCTGCTTTACCTGATACCGCTGCTAACGATTTTGTAACGTATACTAGACTCAATGCTAATATTAACGTTGTTCAAGACAATGTTGCGGGAATTCTAGATGGAACTACTTTTACTGGTGATGTTATTTTAAATGCTCAAAGTGATTTACGTTTTGCAGATGCAGACAGTAGTAACTATGTTGCTTTTCAAGCTCCTGCAACAGTTTCATCAAATATTACTTGGACACTTCCTGATGCTGATGGGTCTGCGGGACAACTTATTAAAACTGATGGTTCAGGAACTCTAAGTTTTGTTACAGTAGCTTCAGACCCTGACCCTTCAGTTAGTTTAGGTTCGGATACAGATTGTGGAACAGCTGTTAATGCTACAGATACACAAGATGCTTTTGGTGTAGCAATTGATAGTGCTTTTTTTGTGTTTGACTTACGAACACAACCCTCAAACTCTTTAGGTATTACGGACTTAGGAGCACTTACTTAGAATTATGTATTTTTAATTGACATTCTAATTTTATATGACTATACTTAATAAAACAGTTGTTAAGGAGTAATAGATGGTAACCCGTGTTGATAAATTTTTAGGCGGACTTGGTATAGATATCACAAACAAGTTTGAAGTAGCCTCTAATGCCACTGTTACAGTCGGTAATGGAACTTCTACAGGTAACGTAAATGTTGGTGGGGAAGTTGTTTCTTCTACTGTAGATGCGACTACTTTAAAAATTGGTGGTACTGCGATAACTTCTACTGCTACGGAACTTAACTACTTGGATGGTGTTACTGGTATTACACTAGGCAGTGCAAACGAACTACTAATTGTAGGTTCAGATGGAACTAGTATTATAAGTGATAGTACACTTAGCATTGATACAGGTAGTAATTATATTGGTATCAACCAATCCTCACCTGAAGTAACACTACATATGACAGGCGAAGGTGTCCAAACAGCACAAATTCGTATGGAACAGTACAATGATAGTGCTGACGCTCCAGACGTAAGAACAAGAAGATACAGGGGTACAATCGCCTCACCACTTGCAGTCAACTCGGGAGATTATCTATTTAGAAGTAATCACGAATACTATAATGGCACATCACTACTTATAGGTGGTGCGTTTGCTTTTGACAACACCAACAATGCCAACAGGACACAGTTTTCGGTTGCTGTTGATACTGATGGTACTGGAGCAGATCCCAGCGGTAATAACGGGCAGTTTAAGATTGATGGTAACGATGGCGGTGCGATTACATTCAACAACGCATACAAGTTTCCAACTAGCGATGGCAGTGCCAATCAAATACTTGTCACAAATGGCTCAGGAGCTTTAAGTTTTACAGGAACTATAGACTGTGGTACATTATAATAATTAAGGAGATAAATAAATGCCTACTCAATTACAATTACGTCGTGGCACGACGTCTCAAAATAATAGCTTTACTGGTGCTGCAGGTGAACTATCTGTTGATACAGATACAGATGATCTCCGCCTACACGACGGGTCGTTAGCTGGTGGTAGGGTTATTTCTGTTCCTATCGGTGCAGTAGTGCCTTATGCTGGTGCTTCAGCTCCTGCGGGATATTTATTATGTGATGGTTCTGCAGTTAGTAGAACTACTTATGCAGCTCTTTTTGCTATTGTTGGAACCGCTTTTGGTGTAGGAGACGGCTCTACTACTTTTGATTTACCAGATTCACGAGATAGAATGATTTTAGGAAAAGGCACTAATAACGCTACTCTCGGAGCACAAACTGGTTCTTTTGCTGCGTCTTCTGCCCTAACTACAGCATCAGGTACTGCAGCAATTTCTGCTCCTACAGGTACTTTTGCTACCTCTGCAAAAGATTCTTCTCAAGCATCGGCTGTTACTTCTGTTACTGCATCAGGCCACACACACGGTTTAACGGTTCCTTCTTCTGTAATGAACTTTATAATTAAAATATAAAGGAGCTATCTGGTGGAGAATCGAGAATTAGATCAGATTCAAAAAGAGTTAGATACTTTACATGAACGGTCTCAAGATAACAAAACAAAAATCGCAACACACGAAGCTTCGTGTGAGCAACGCTATGCACATATTGTTAGTGTTCTAGAACATTTAGATGAAGAAATAAATCATATCCATAAAAAAATAAATAGTCTCAATACTATGGCTACACAAGGTAGCACGGCTTTTAGAACTACTCTTTGGCTAGGGGGTGTTGTTGCAGGTATTACTGCGTTTATTTACTCTGTTATCCAGATGCTACCCAAATAATGTCTGAAAAATTTTTTAAAATAAAAATCCAAAAATTATTAGATCGTCTTCCTAAACCAATTCAGTTTAATGAGGCTCAGTGGGCAATGGTTCAAGGATTAGATGAAAATCGTTTTTTTGTAGAAATAGCTGCTCGACGCACCGGCAAATCTTATGCCGCCGCTATTTTAGCATTTGCTAAACTACTTGAACCAGGTCAGCAGGTAATGGTAGTTGCTCCTAACTTTTCTCTTTCTTCTATTATTTGGGACTATGTTACAGATTTAATTAAACAACTTGAACTTGAAGTAGAAAAATTTAATCAAAAAGATAAAGTTGTTCGTTTAATTAATGGTTCTGTTTTTAGACTACTAAGCGCTAATAATCGTGATTCTCTTATTGGGCGTGCCGCTAATCTACTAATCGTAGATGAAGCAGCCGTTATTCCTAATGATGAATATTTTATTCGCGATTTACGCCCTGCCCTTTCTACTTTCCAAGATTCTCGTTGTTTATGGATTTCTACTCCTCGGGGTAAAGGTAATTATTTATATACATACTTTTTACGGGGAGAAGACCCTGAATTTCCTGAATGGGGAGCAGGTCATTTTACTTGGAAAGCTAACCCGTTGCTATCAGAACATGATATTAATGAAGCTCGTAAGGCTATGTCTCGGGCAATGTTTGCCCAAGAGTATGAGTGTGAATGGACAACTACAGAAGACCAAGTTTACGAAGGACTTGACGAAGCTAGACACATCGGTGAGTTTATAGGAGAACGATTTGTTGAAGTTATTGGAGGTCTTGACGTAGGGTATAGAGATGAGAATGTGTTTGTAGTTATTGGCACTGATGGAGATAAATACTATGTTTTGGATGAATTTATTTCTAAAGAAACAACAACTTCTGACTTAGCAGAAGCAATTAGAGAAAAAATAGATGAGTGGGGAATTGATAATATTTATATTGATTCTGCTGCACAACAAGTAAAAGCAGACTTTGCTTACGATTATGATATTTATTGCGAAAACGCAATTAAATCTGTAAATGACGGTATAAATTCTATTCAAGTACTAGTAGAACAAGATCGTTTATTGTTTGATCAAGGTGGTGCTATGCATACTTTTGCTGCTATGAGTGCTTATAAATGGAATCCAAACACAGAAAAACCAAAACCTGTTCATGATTGGGCATCTCATCCTTGTGATGCTGTTCGGTATGCTATTTATACTCACCAAAAAATGAGTAATATTTCAATTTATGCTTAGACTTGTAGTTTTAAACCACTCTAGACCTAAAAATGTATCTAAGATAATAGGTAGTTTTAAACAATATTTTCCTATAACGGTAATTAATAATAATTATAAACATCCGTTTCCATATATTGGAAAAGGTGTTGATGTTATTAATAATGATCGTAACTATTATTGCATGGAGCGCTGGATTCGTTGTTTTGAATATAAAGAAGAGTATAAGTTAATTATTGATGATGATATTTTACCTTCTTTTGATTTAATTAAACGCTTACTTACATCTAAAGAAGAAATTACAGGTATCTATGGTAAAACTGGTGTACAAAAAGCCAATAATTATTTACAATTAAAAGATATTTGGAAAGAGCAAGAGGTTGACTTTTTAGTAGGATCGTGTATTTTAATTAAACAAACACTTTTAAATTCTCTATCTAAACAGATTGAGAAAATAGGTTATCCAGAAAGAGGAGATGATATCATTATCTCGTATTTAGCTAAAAAGCAACTAAAAAAACCATTACGAGTTACTACTGAAAAATTTTTGTTTTTACCAGAAGGTGATGTAGGATTAAATAAGCATCCAGAGCATTTTTCTATGCGATGGGATGTAGTGCAAAAGTTTAGAAATATTGGTTGGACAGAATAATTGAAAGTAGATATTATGAATACATTAAAAAGATTTCCGGTAAAATATATTCGGGATTACATAAAAAAAGACTATAAATTACGAGATCAGTGTTATATTTGTGGTGTAGATAAGAATCTAGAATTACATCATTTATATAGTTTGTCACAGCTATGGAACAGCTGGTTGGCAAAACACAAGATAAAACATATTGAGGGTGTTGAACAAATTAAAAATCTTAGAGAAACTTTTGCAAAAGATTGCGCAGATTCTTTAAGCAATGAGCACTTAATAACTCTTTGTTCTTCACACCACAAGCAATTACATACTGTTTATGGGCAAAATTATTTGAATCATCTAGTTCCTAAAATTAGAAACTGGTTAGAGATACAAAAGGAAAAAATAAGTGGCTGAAACAAAGCAAGTTCCTAGATGGCGTGAATGGGTCAGTGAAAAGTTAAACCCTGCACAACCATCTATCGCATCTTTGGAACCTTATGCATCTCCTGAAACTATCGTTGATTTTGAATAGGCATACAGAGAGATCGAAATTATTCATCGTTCTGTTGAGATGATTATTAATGCTTGTGTAGACATTCCTTTAAATGTCACAGGACAAACTCCCGCAAAAAAAGTAAATAAAATTTTAAACGTAAAACCAAATCCTTTTGAGGATCGTTTTCGTTTTTTCCGTCGAGCTGTTTTAGATTTTATCCTTGATGGTAATACTTTTTTCTATTATGATGGTGCAGATTTATATTTACTGCCTGCCAATGATGTTGAAGTTATTCCTGATGAGCGTACTTTTGTATCCCACTATAATTATTTAGTATCTAATCAACAATCTTCTGATTTTTATGGCTTTGCAAAACAAACTCGTAAATCAGAGGCTATTCAGTTTGCTCCTCAAGAGATAATTCATGTTATGAATGAGAATGAAAGCTCGATTTTCAGAGGTACTTCGAGACTTAAACCTTTGCTTAGGCTAATTGAGCTTTACTATTATATGATTAACTTCCAACGTCAGTTCTTTAAGAATAACGCTATTCCTGGTTTTGTTCTTACTACTGATGCGATTCTAAGTAAACGAGTGAAAGAACGTTTGTTAGAGGGTTGGAGAAATTCTTATACAACTATTTTTGATAACGCTAGACATCCTGCTATTCTGGATGGTGGATTAAAAATTGATCAATTTTCAACGATTAAGTTTCAAGAACTTGATTTTGAGAATTCAATTGAACGCATCCAACAAGATATGTCTAAGGCTTTAGGCGTTCCATATGTGCTTTTAAAAAGTGGTAATAACGCAAATATTGACGCCAATCAAAAATTATTTTATTCTCATACTGTTATTCCAATTTTAAATCAATTTTGTAGTGCTTTTATGCATTATTTTAATAACGGTATTGAAATTAAACCAGATAAGATTTCCGTTCCTGCTCTACGACCAGATGAGAGAACACAAAGTATTTACTACTCTACTTTGGTTAATACAGGAATTATCACTCCGAATGAGGCACGAGTGGGATTAGGATTTTCATCTATTGATGGAGAAGATAGCATTAGAGTACCTCGTAATATTACGGGTAGTGCCGTAGATGCTACACAGGGAGGCAGACCTCCTACTGAAGAGTCTGTAAATCCAAATAACGAAGGAACTAGTGATGAGCGATAAGATGTTTTTCTTACACAGTGCGATTGAGAAAACTGCTCGGTCTAAAAAGAGCAAAAATCTCAAAATCGCTGGGTACGCTAACACAACAGCTAAAGACCGTGCAGGAGATATTATCACTGCTTCGGCTTGGGCAAAAGGTGTAGAAAACTTCCGCCGCAATCCTGTTCTTCTTTACCAACATAAACACGAAAATCCAATTGGTAAAGTGAGTAAAATTACTGTAGATAAAAAAGGTATTTTTGTTGAAGCTGATGTCAGCGAAGCTGCTGAAACACAGCACGGTATTCATACTCTTATTAAGGACGGGGCTCTTAAAAGTTTTAGTGTCGGTTTTAAAGTTAAGGATGGTAAGTACAATCGTGATGATGACTCCATGCTAATTACTGATGTTGAACTTTTAGAGATTTCTGTTGTTAGTGTTCCTTGTAACCAGGATTCACTCTTTAGTGTTCGTAAGAGTTTTGAATCTACGGATGACTATGCTCAATTTGTTGAGAATTTTAAGTCAGAAGACAAGGAGACTAAAGAAGAAAAAGCAGCGAAGCTAAAAGCTGGTATTACTGATCTCCAAGCAGGTCATTATCATACTGTCGAAATGGATAAAGATGGTAATGGTGTTACGACTTATGCTTCTCATATGGAAAATCACGCCCATAAAATTGTTAATGGCGTAATTATGGAAGCAAAAAATCATACACACGAAATGACTATGGTTGGTGTGGCTGTGCATGAGCTTGACGATGTAGAAGCTGATGTAGATGAACGACCTCTTTCTCCTTCTGAGATGGAAGTTTCTAATGGTAAAGCAGAAGAAACAGAAATTACAGAGATGGAGCTTGAGGTAAAAGAAGATCAAGCAGAAGAAATTCTTGATAAAGAGTCTGAGGAAGAGTATGAAGAGTATGAAGTAAATTCTGATCCTAATACCCCTATTCCTTTTCTTAATCTTCTTTCCGCTGAAACAGCTCAGATTAAAAACGGCGATTTTGTAAAATACCAGGGTAAACGTTTCAAGGTTGTGAAAATTGCTACCGCCCAAAGTCCAACTTTTAAGTTTTTAGAAGTTGACGTAGAAGGCAAAGATTGTGATAATAGTTTAGATGTTCACGTTGAAGATCTATTTGTCGCAAATACTTGGGACATTGATACAAAGTTTGATTTAATCGTTGATACCATTAAAGAGCGTACCAATGAAGAAATTGAAGAACAATTTAATCAATATTGCAAAGCTACGGAAGTTGATCTATATAGATTCAAAGAGTCTTCACAGCTCACTCCTCAGCAGCAAGAAAAGTTAAATACACTACTAAATATTAAAACTACACCATCATCAGCATGGTCTGAAAGTACTTTCAAAGTGGCAAATCACTTTGTTGATAACACTAAGGCTCTACTTGAGCTACACAATAGTGAGGCAAGTGAAGATTCTAATATTAGTCTGGCTCTTAAGCTTCACGGATACTTTAAAAAGGAGAATGAAACTATGGCAGAACAGGTCGTAGATACCCTTGATCTTACAAAGGCAGGTAGCGAAGCTACTGCTGAGAGGATTAAGAAAGACGAAGCAGTTTCTGATAAGAAGTCCGCTTCAGTACAAGTGTCTGAACCCGAAGTTGCCAAGCTAGTCGAAAAGACTGGTGAAGCAATCATTAAGGAGTCAGACGCTAAAGAAAAGTCTGAATATACACCTCGCGAAACCGAAGAACTAGAAGAGCTTAAGGCTCAAATTTCTAAGTTTAAGGACGAGGTTGCTGCTCTTTCTCGCAGCAAGATGGTTTATCAAGAGAATCAGCGTAATACGCAACAGTTCTCAGAGAAGGACATGGCAAACGCATATCTACTTGCTAAGTGCATGAATAAGCGTGACCCATTTGATACTAAGCTTGGTTCAAAGATGAAGGCGATCACAACCGTTGATCAGTTCCTTTCAAATTTCTCAAGCAATATTTATACCGAGATGGAACAACAGCTCGTAGTTGCTCAGATGTTCAACCGCATTGCAGTTGACGCTCGTAACTTCCGCGTTCCAGTTGCTGATGAAGATTCAGACGGTGATGTCGCACAATTTGCTTCTGGCACTTTTGCCACAGGCATTGGCGACACGTCAAACGTCCCAACTTCTAATCAACAGTCAATCTCAGCCGTGACCTTTACTCCACATAAGTTCATGGCAACCACACACCTAGCCAAGGATGAAGAAGAAGACACCGTTCTTCCTCTACTCGACTTCCTTCGCGCAGCCGCAACTCGTCGTCTAGCCCGTGCTATTGACAAGTCAATTCTTCGCGGCACAGGTGCCCTAACTGGCTTCACTGCATCACCAACCAACGCAATTACTGCTGGTACTGGTTATGCATCAGTCATTGAGGGTCTTACCAATCTAACCGGTGATGCTTCTCTCGAAGTTGCCACTGGTGGCGCAAACGACAAGGTTGATCCAACAGATATCGCCTCTGCTCGTAGCACTATTGGTAAGTATGGTCTACAACTTGGCGACCAGCTTGTATACCTGACATCAATTGAAGGTTATAACAACCTTGTTACAACTTCTGACTTCCGTACCGTTGATAAGTTTGGTCCAAATGCCACTTATCTAACAGGTTCAGTCGGTGCCGTCTACGGTATTCCAATTCAGATTTCTGAGTTCCTGGATGTCGTTGGTGGTTCAAGCCGTCACATTGGTGTTCTAGTCTATAAGCCAGGCTTCATGATTGCCGAACGCCGCGCCATTGAGATTGAGAGCGAGTACGAACCACGTCAGCAGGTCACTGCTATGTACATGAGCACTCGTTTCGACTTCAAGGCTCTTACAACTAACTCAAGCGCTGCACTAGACTCTTCCAAGTACAGCTATGCTTGTACCGTAATTACTGGTTAATACCCCGTAAATATAGTTGGAAATACAAGGGGGAGGTGGGAAACTGCCTCCCTTTTTATTTATAAAGGAGAAAAATATGTTAGATCCCGCAATTAAAGATATGGCTACCTGGGAAGAAGCAGAACATTGGCTATCTCGTCATGGTTATGGTCCTGGTTCTATTGCAGAGCAAAAAGAACTTTGGAAACCTACAGTAGTTAAAGAAGAGCCAAAGACTGTTGATAAACCAAAAGTACAAGCCGTTTCTCAACCTAAAGTAGCACCAAAACCTGTATCAAGTATTTTTGATGCTAAAAAATAATAGAAAGGTAATATCATGGATAGATTTGAGGAAGATTTAGGTAAATTTCCGTTTGTAACTTTAGAACAAGTTAAAGATTATTTATCTATTAGTAGCACTACTAATGATGCACGACTCTCTAATGTAATTAACTATGCCACAGCAGCTATTGAGCACTACATTGGTCAACCTGTTTTGGCTAATAATTATGTAGAAGTGTTTGACGGTGGTGTAAGTGCTGTTTATGTAGGCGCTCTTCCTCTTAATAATGTGTACCAAGTCTCAGAATTTGATGGAGTAGGCTATGATGTATTAGACGACCCTTCTACTATAGGCACTCCAATTCCAAATAAAAGTGATGCTGTATCATTTACTTTCTATGGTGGTGCGCATATTACAGAAAAAGCAAAGAAATTTGGTAAAAGTTCTCTTAAATTAGACGGTTCTGGCGATGTGATTATCGCTGGAACCGTTCCTTCTCAGCTAAAATTAGAAGAAGAAGATTTTACTATTGAAAGTTTTATAAGAATTGATGAAGAATCTCTAAGAAGTAATGCAATTTTTGCAATTAATACGGATGCTTCTAATTATATGGAGTTTAGAGTAATTGCAAACGCAGCATTAGCTTTTGAAGCTAATATTTCTGGCACTGCAAGTACTATTGAAGGCTCAAATAGAAATACAGAGAGTATGCAATTTACTAAAAAGCAGTGGGCACACGTTGCAATGTCGCGAGATTATGTAAATGAAAGGTTAAGACTGTTTTATAATGGTCACATGGTAGCAGATGAGGAATTTACTACCTCAAATCTAACGTTTACAACTAATGTTGAGATTGGTCGTAACTCTTTTGGCACTACAACTAACGATTTTGATGGTTATATTGACGAAATTCGTGTTTCTAATAAGGTAAGGTATGCCGCAAACTTTACTGCGCCTACAAAACGCTTTCGTCCAGATGAAGATACTGTATTTTTAGTGCATTTTGACGGTAAACAAGATGATACAGAAGCAAAAGACGTTCACGCAGCACCTAATGAGTATATGTTTAGTCGTGATACAGGTAGAATTACTCGTGATGTAGGAGATCAAGGCGTACTTGGCAACTATCCTAGTGTTAGAAATAACTACCCAGCACTTACTTTAGGCGGTCCTCCTAAGTTTATGCCTTATCCTAATGGTATTAAGGTAGAATATCGTGGAGGTTATGAATCAGGAAGTGTTCCTTATGATTTACAACTGGCTACTCTTGACTATATTAAGCTAATTTATAAGCAAGATCAAGATAAAAAGGGATTTAGCTTTGAGGGTGAGAGAGGTGATAGATATAATTTAAGTGGTAATTTGCCTCCACATATTCGTAGAATACTAGATTTGTATAGGGTGATTGACTAATGGCTGAAAAAGTTGGAATAACTGTAGACAATATTATTTATGATGGCGGTAAGCCTATAACAGTAAAAACTTTTATTAAAAAACGAAGAGAAGCGATTAGAAAAGGTAAAAGGGGAAATAAAAAAGCCAGATCAACGGCTCTTAGACTAATGTCTGATTTTATTTCTACTAGAGGCCCTTTCAAAGCTCCTACAGGTTCTGCTGCGTTTGAAAAAAAGAGCGCTGCTCCTGATGTGCAGGGAAGTTCTGCAAGTTTTTTAAAAGTTTTAGGGGTAGAACTAGAAAGAACAAGTATAGCCGGAGGTGCTGAAGTATTTCTAGAACTAAAACAAAAAACTACAAAAGATTTTGGAACAACTGTTACTGGAAGACAGCTTACCCGAGATAGTGATTTAGAATCTTCTTTTCAATCTTTTTTTGGTGTAGGTGATAGAGACAAGGTTATAAGAAAAGGAAAAGAAGTAGAGACTTTTACAGATACTCAGATAGATCAAATACCTTCTTCTACTCTTCATAAGTGGATTAATACTGACCAATCTTTAAAAGAATCCTTAATCAAACAGTGTGAACAAAAGTTTGAAAACTTTGCATTAATAGACTATTTAGACGCAGAACACGGAGGTAAGCCTGTTGTTAAGGTGTTGCCGGGTGCTGCAAGGGCTATGAACATAAGTGGTAATTTTAAAAAATTTGCAACACTTTCTGCTAGACAAAGTAGAGATTCTAAATCTGGTCGTGTTAGTATACAAATAGACGTTAAATTAAGTGATGCGTCTATGAAAATTTTTAGTGAAAAAGCAAAAGATGTAACAGAAAAGTTTCATGCTTCTTTAGGTAAGAATTTTTCAGGAAGATTTATTACTTATGCGCTTAAAGAGTTTAATGCCGCAGGTAAATTATCTCCTACTGATTATCTTGAATCTGTTATTTCGTTAGCAGAAGAGTTTGCAAAAGGTAGCAATACACCTTTAGTATATAAAACAATTATAAAGAGTAGAAAACCAGGAACAATAACGCAAAATGTAAATATAGATATCGCACAAAGAGGTGACGAGAAAAGACCTGGAAGATTTATATCAAAAGTGCAAATGACTGCTTTAGTACAAAGAGCTGTAGTGCAGAGGATGCCAAAAGGTCCGCGAAGAGGTCCCCCTCTTTCTGATGATGTTTTAACTTATCGGTCTGGTCGTTTTGCTCGTAGTGTACAGATAGCTCTTTTAAATTATAAAACAAGTGTAATTAAGTTTTTTTATGATCCCGTGTACCAGGTTCACGAGCCTACCAGATCTCCTAGTGATTTAATTGAGTCTTCTATTAGAGAAGTAACTCAACAATTATATGGTAGGCAATTTAATATTTTAAGAGCATAAGATGGCATCACGTAGAAAAGAAATTATAGAATTTATAGTTACTCAACTAAAAGAAATTGATGGAGCGGTGTCAGGTTTTGATGCCTCCTACACCTATAACACTAACGTGTTTAACAATGTTTTTCGTAAATTGAAATTTTTAGATGAGGTAAACGATTTTCCAAGCATTTATGTATCAGCGGGAACCGAAAATAGAGATTTTAATTCTCAAAATTTGACAACTGCAACTTTAGACGCTACCATAAGAATATACATTTACGGAGAAGATGACGCACAGAGCCAGGTAGATAACCTCCTACAGGATGTTGAACATGTTATTTACAGCCTGGGAGATAACTCTAACAGAGGTATTTTAGATATAACTATATCAAACATATCTACAGATGAAGGGTTAGTTACTCCTTATGGTCTCGGCGAAATTGAATTAGAAATATTTTATACTTTACAATAAGGAGAAATAATTATGGCATCTCTTAATCTACAGAGAAACTCTGAGGTGTTCTTTTCAACAGTTGATATTATTAACGGTGCTGCCGCAGCAAACATAACCCCTTCCAATACTTGGAAGCTTGAGGTTCTTGCTGGTTTTGCTGTTACTTCATCCTCTGCTACTCAGGACATCACCTCTCTTGAATCTGGCACTACTCCAGATAGATCTCAGCAACGTTTTAATACCGCTATTAATCCTGTTGACTGGAACTTCCAAGTTTATATGCGTCCTACTGGTGTAGAAACCGGTGCCACCGCTGATGGTACAGACGCAAAAACTAACCAAAGTGGTAACGTAATGCCGGTTGCTGACTGGTTCTTGTGGCAATCTCTAGTTTCTAATACCGCTGCTTCTGATGGTACAGATTATCAGTCTGTTTGGTCTACTGGCGGTAAACTAGTAACTACTAATGTTGCTGCTGCAACAGGCTCTCATAGTTCTCGTTCTAACTTTTCTACCGCAGTAGAAAATCATTTATACTTCAAACTAGATAACGTTGTTTATCAGGTATCAAATGCAACAGTTAATCAAGCTACTGTAGATGCTGGTATTGAAGAAATTGCAACAACTACTTGGGCTGGTTTTGGCACAACACTAAAAGAGCTTACAGGCGATGTTCGTAACAATGCTATTGCTGCTTTTGGTGGTATTCTTAATGATGGAACCTCTGTTACTGCTAACTCTAACCTTGTAATGGGTGTTGCTCATTCTTATCATCCATTCGGTACAACTAACGTTGCAGCCTCAACAGGCACTAACTCATTCATTAAGAATCGTCTTAGCCAAATTGAGTTCCATCATAAGCCGAGCGCAGCTGGTTCAGACGTTAAGTATGTATTCCCAGTTACTGCACTAAGCTTTGACTACAACAACAATATTACCTATCTAACACCAGAAGAACTTTCATCCCTTAATGCGCCTATTGGTCAGTTTACTGGCACTCGTGCCGTTACTGGCTCTGCTACTATGTATCTACGTGCTGGCGACACTGAAAGTGCTCAGTTCCTACGTAATATTGCTGATGACAGCAGAACTTCTTCTGCACAAACATCTAATGCAAACCTTATTATTGGCGGTGCTACTACTGGCGACCCACAAGTTGCTTTCCAACTTGATGCTTGTCAGTTTGAGTTCCCGCAGCTTGCAACAGATGATGTTATTTCAATGAGTGTTAACTTCGTAGCACAAGAGCCTACAGCTACTAAGGGCGACGGCGGAGAAGTTAAGATTTTTGCTACTAAATCTGTAGCTTAATAAATAAATTCTGAGGGGAATTAACATTTTTACAGAGAGTGCCCACCAGCTTGCAATTTATAGGTTCCCCTCACCTAATGAAAAGCAAATTAACTGGTGGGCACTCACCTTATGAGGGGAAAATTATATGAGTAAAATCGGAAATCTAATTGCAAAGGAAACAGAGACTTGGGTCGAGTTTCCAGAAATTGATGGCTTTGAAATCCATCTAGTCTATCTTACCCGTGATGATCTAATGAAGATTCGTAATCGGGCACTTACTTACAAATTCAACAAACGCACCCGCCAACGTGAAGAAGATGTGGATAATGATAAGTTCTTAGAAGCCTATGCAGAACGTGCTATCAAAGGCTGGAAAGGACTTAAAGTAAAACATTTGCCCGTCCTTCTTCCTGTTGACATTTCTTCACTGGACGGTGATGAAAATGTTGATTATACTGAAGATGATGCGTTGGATCTTCTTAAAAATTCCACTATTTTTGATCAATTCATCACAGATTGTATGAATGATTTTGAGCAATTTTCAAAGAAGAAACAAGAGGAAGACGTAAAAAACTAACTGAATACCTTCGCAACGCTTATTTTGCAGGAGGTATGAACTTAGATCAATATTTAGAAATGTGTGAACAGATGGGGTGGGAACCTGATGAAGAGCAAATGCCTAAAGACCCATCCCAACTTTCTCTTAATGTTCAACAGGCGTTAATTCTTTTCAACGCTCTCCCAGATAACTGGGAAGGTATGTCTGGTACTTGGATGGGAAAAGATTATAGCGGATTAATGTCGATTATGGAAATTTATGAAATTGATGATCGACGAGCCGTATTTGAATTACTTAAAGTAGCCGAAGCAGAAGCTGGAAAATATTATGCTCAAAAATCTAAGCAGCAAGAGTCTTTAGCAAAGGCTAAGAGAGGAAGATAGTTGGCAACTACTATTAATGAAGTAAGAACACAATTTACAACTCAAGGCGCTGGTAAAGTTGCTAAAGATACTGAACAAGTTACTAAGGCAGTAACCCGTCAAACCTCTGCTGGAGTTTCCGCAAGTAGACAATTTTCTGCTCAAGCTAAAGGCTTAGGTGGTTTAGTTGCTGCTTATGCCGGTGCTGCTGCTAACATCTTTGCTTTACAACAAGCTTTTGCTGCTCTTAATAGGGCTGCACAATTTGAACAACTTATTGCTGGCACTAATACCTTAGCTGTTGCTGTCGGTACTACAGGACCAGAAGTTATAAACACTATTAGAAGTATTACAAATTCACAATTAACATTAGCAGAAGCTGCTCGCTCTGCCAATATAGCACTTTCCGCAGGTTTTGACACTAAACAAATTGAAGGGCTAAGTGCTGTTTCACTAAAAGCTTCTAGAGCTTTAGGTAGAGATTTGAATGACGCTTTTACTCGATTAACTAGAGGTGCAGCAAAATTAGAACCAGAACTTTTAGACGAACTTGGTATTTTTACCAGAATTGCTCCTGCTGTAGAAGCATACGCAGCAAAAGTAGGAAAGAGTTCTGCAGATTTAACAGAATTTGAAAGAAGACAGGCTTTTGTTAATGCCGCTATTGAAGAAGGTGAGCGCAAATTCGGTAATATTAATACTCTTACTCCTACAACTGCGGAAAAATTTGAACAACTATCTACAGCTATTATTGACTTAGCTACTCAAATAGGCAGTTTTCTTGCCGAGAGATTGGTTCCTCTTGCCGATTTCTTTACTAATAATTTAGCAGCAAAATTAACTTTGTTTGGTTTGTTATTACGACAAGTAGGCTCAACTGCTTTCGGTCTTTTTGCTACTCAAGCAACTAAAGCGTTTTCTGCTGTTGGAGCTAGTGTAGACTTCTTAGTAGGTAAGATAGCTAAATTAGGTCCAACTTTAGAATCTCAAAAAGCAGCTTTAAGTGGTATTGGAAGCTCTTTAAAAGGAAGTGAATTTAATTTATCTAGGTTAACAGCTCAAGGAAAAGACACTCTTTCTCCTTTAGTTAAAGACGCGAGAGCAGGTAATTTAGGTGTTTTAGGTGTTGGAAAACTAAATAAAGAGCTTACAGAAGAGAGAAAAAGATTACTGGAAACCAGAAAATAGTTATTAGCAAAAGAAAGAGCTGCAAGAGCGGCAGGAAAATCAGTAGGAACTTTAACAAAAGAGTTAGCTTCTAACCAAGCTGCATTATCACAAACTAAAAATGCTCTTAGAGCGGTAAATAGAGAGTTTAAAGGAATTGGTCCTGGAAGTTTATTTTTAATAAATTCTTTTAACAAACTTGGAAAAGCTGCTAGTTTAGCAGGGAGGGGTTTGCGTTTTCTAGGAAAATCTCTCAATATAGTTTATATAGCTATTGTAGCTCTTACGGCTGGGGGAGGTGCCTTAGCTAGTTTGCTAGGAAAAGTAAATCAATTAAATCAGTTCCTAACAAGTCTTGGACAAGCAGTAAAAGGAGTATTTGGAAACGAAACAAGTGACAACGCCAAAAAAGTAATAGCCAGTATTGTTGATGACCTAACTCAGGGTATTGAGTCAATTAAAAATTTTAATGTTGAAGTAAAAGGTATTTCTCGTATCGGCGGCTTACGCTTTACTCAACAGGTTGATTCTAAGTTTATAACAAAAAATCTTAATGAGGTAGTGCAAGCAGCTGTTGACTCTGTAGGAAAAGGTACAGATGTTAAAGCAGCTTCCGCGCAAGCTCGTGAAACTTTATTAGATACTCTTTTTGGTAAGCGTAGAGATTTTAATATAGCAGAGAAAAAACTAGCGGAGGATCTTACAAATGCTATAAATAACGCAGTTGATACAGCAACTAAAAGTGCAAATAAACCGAATTTAGCACAAAAAATTGCAGATAAATCTAATGTTTCTGCTGCTAACGTAAATAAACTGATTGAGTCCAGAAGAGTAGGCGAAGGTTTCTTTGGACCAACAGTACCAGGAGCAGAAGGTACAACTTTTAAGGCTACAGAAAAAGGGCTTGAAAACTTAAAAGAGTTACCCGCCTCTTTAGCAATCACTGAAGAAATTGGAGCTGTTTTTGCTAGAATAAATGAGGTTCAAAGAAAGTATAGAGAAGGCGTTGTGTCAGCTACTGAGGCACAAACTGAGCAAAAGGCGCTTTTATCACAGATTGAAAAGATACAAAAAGGTGCTAGTACTTTTGCAAAAGAAAGAGAAAAGGTAACCGATAACGATACCAGATATCTTTTGAGAAATCTCGACATAGCTATCGAAATTTTAAAGAAAAACAATGAAATTGTTAAAAAGAAACAAGAAGAAACAATTGAATTGGAAAAACAAAGAAAATTAGTTGAAGATTTATTTTCGGCAGACATTAAGAGAGCACAAAAGCTAGACAAATAGCTTCTGCTTTAGGTACAAATAAATTAATAGCTGATGAAAATGAATTAAGAGTTGCAGGACTGAGACTAGCCCAAAAACAGTTTGAGTTGGGTAAAGAC